CTTTAGTAAACTCTTCATTAGTACTATCTTTAGGTTTATTATTTAATAGTAGTTTATTCATATATTATATAGTTAATAATATATTAGTTTACATCATTTGTTGTTCCATGTCAACACCCTCTGGAGGCATTTCCTCCATCGGCATTTCTCCTTCAGGATTAATGGTGGCTTCAGTTTGAATGTCTTCTGATACTTGGTTCATTAGACGCTGGGTTTCAGCTTGTTCAAAGATCATTGCATTATCCTGCACAATCTTATAGTTCTGCCAGCCTAGGTTCTCTTCTAGTGCCTTGGCAATTGCCTTACCACTGATGTGTGCTGCTACGGTAGGAATGGCTTGTACAGCAACCATTGTCTGGTTCAGTTCCTGAATAAACCGTGCTTGCTCACCAAAGTGACGTGCACCAATAGGATAGATCTTGCCAGCAGCCATTAGATCGTCCTTGGTGACCTCAACAAAGGCTTCTGTACCGTAATCCTCATCCACAGTGCGAATGCGCTCTACGCCCTCAAAATTGCGGATAGATTCGGCTAGCATACCATTGAGCAGGGGTTCTAGAATGTTACGCTCAAACCAACTTACTTTGCTCTGGAAAATACGACCAGCAGCATTCTCAAGACTTTGCACTTCATACTTAGTCTTCTCACCGGGAGTACGGATACCCATAGCTTGCTTAGGTGCGCCAGCTAGTTCTTCCATCCGGTTCATAAGTTCGTTAATTTGCATATCTGCTTGTAAAGCAGTTGCATCTGGACGTAAAAACTCTAAACCACCCTCATCTCCAACAAACACGGTAGCACCGGGTTCGTACTCAAACTCTTCAACAGTAGAGCCTTTTACCACCATTACTGGATAGGCAATCAGGTCAAACACGTCTGCTTTTAGGTTTTCTAGGTGGTCAATACGATATTGCATGCCTACTAGTTGATCTAGTGGCCCCTGTGCCCATAGGTTGTCTGTGCGTAGCCTCCAGCCGCAATGGAACATAGGCTTGCTACCTGTCCACATTGGGTTGGGTTGTTTACGTAGAACCCACTTACGGTCAATAACAGTAACTAGTTGGTTACGTAGTAGTTGCTTGGTATCGGGATCATAAATGTCGCCCCAGAACTCTAGTAGCTCAACCATGTCACTATCTAGGTATTCGTCAGCACTACCAAAACCGTCGATAGCCATGTTAAGTTCTTTCTTGAACTCAGGGTCATCACGATAGTTTTGACGGAATGCCATTGCCTTGTTAAGCACTGCCTTGTTGTAGTTTAGTGCAGGTTTGGTTTCTACGTCAGTCATTAAGTCGCCAACGCTTTTCAGCATACGGCGAACAACAGGAGTCTTGTCAAACGTTTCTGCTAGCGGGTTAAATACTAGGTCAGTTGGATTGATACGGTAGGCTTTAGGGCCAACATACCGGCTTACTACGTTACCTGTGTTGTCGCTAATTACGTCGCGCACATAGTCATAGGTAACAACTACGTTACCAAAGTCAATGTAGTCATACACTAGCTGTGAAACAAGAAGCTGAAAATTAGACGCTTTTAACTTCTGTTTTAGGTAATTAGTGATGGCATAACGCTTTTTGGTAAGCTCAGGACTTTTATCGGTAGCTTCCCAGAAAAACCAATTCTCAGAGGGAAATAGTGCTGCCATGTAGTTTGCATGCAGATTGTCCCGAATCTGAGTAAGTTTAGGCGTAACAGTGGAGTTCTTCCACGGTAGTTTGCTATTACTAGTTTTACGTGTGTCTGTGGCAAACAGATAGTTACGTAGTTCTTGCTGGTCGCTTTTCCATACGTTACGAGCATTATCCCAGCGTACCCACATGTCTGCAATTTTATTGGCTAGACTATCGTCTTCAAAAGACACTTGAATGTTTTCGTTCATATTTTCCTCTTAGTAGGCTACGCCACCAAACTTAGAATTAAAAGCAACTACGTTTGATTTTTTACCCCATGTCCGACTAGACAACGGAGACTTACAAATTTCTACACATGAAGCCAAAGCATCTTTTACGTCATCATGCTCAGGGTTGTTCATAATGAGTTCTTCTTCTAGAATCTGGCAGTTACCACCTTTATAATGCCAAATTTGGTTGTTGTTATAACGTGGTTCTAGAATAGCTGCAATGCGTTCAGTCTTACTCATATTACGAGGAGGATTATATTCTTCCACTGTAAATACAATGTTCTGACTACGCATATAGTCTTTAAACTGTGTAACGATTAATCGCTGTGCTGCAACAACTTCACAACGTAACTTCTTAAATCGCCATTTTCTAAATACGGTTTCTGCTCGATCATACATAACAGAAATCTTATTTGTTTTAAATCGGTCAATATCTAGTACGTAATAATTATTATCTTCGTCTACGCCAACTACGGCAATAACGGTATAATCTGAACTATGGTTGACTGTGTACGCAAAATCCATTGCTGCATACACATGCAAAAGCTTGTCACCAAAATACCAAGCACCGCTAAAGTTTTCGATTTTATCGCGCTCATAATAATTAAACCTACTACGATCAATAAGCTGTGTTTCCACAGCGTTAGGGTTATTGTAATACTGAGCGTAGAACTGAGTAATGTCTAGATACTTAGCTTTTTTACGTGCTAGTTCTTTTGCGTCAAATCCAAATGTTTTACCATCTGTACGACGCTGTTTAGGCCAAAGAAATTCACCATTAGTTTCTACGGTACGCTCAAACACCTCGTATACTTCTAACTCTACTTCGTCATCAGTTACTTCGTCAAAGTAGGTTTCAGTCATTTCCATCATATCTTTATACAAATCGCCGGGATGGTACCGAGTACCTACTGCCCATTCTTTTGCACCTGTAGATTCAATGGAGGAAAGCTGTGAGTAGAATGCCCGTACTTGCTCACGCCCTAGCTGCGTGTAAGCGTTGTCAGGCACCACTACGTCATCTAGCACAGCAACAGAGCAATGTAGGCCCGTTACGTTAGCCGTAATACCTGCAGCCTTGACAGTGGCATCACGAATGCCTTCTGCTTTGCGTTTAGGGTGGTCTACACTAATCTCATCCACAGCCCAACGTTCGCGTTTACCTTCTAGTTCATTAACCATCTCAGGCCAATAAAAACGGTAAATGTCAGACAGTAAAATGTCTTTAACCGCCTTTAGCTGTTTTTCAGCTAGGTTGGCAGTTGCAGACACATACAGTACGGTAGCTTCTGGATGTTTAGTAATGTGGTGTGCTACACGATAGGCAATCATTGCCGACTTCTGGTGGTCGCGTGGAAGCAACACAAGCTGGTTGTCTTTGGCATCTTCTCGCTGCCACCATGCACACAACTCTTCGTGCACTGCACCAAGCACACGATGTGGAGCAACAAGTTTAATAAAAGTAAGTAGGTCAGCTTCTGCCGCCTGCTTTACTAGTTCTTTTTCTGTCATTACCACTTAACTTTATCTGCCCAATAAGCTGCGCTCATTTTGCCTTTAGAGATGTTACTAGCATGTCGTGCTTTAAAAGATTCACGACGCTTACGATAGCTTTCAGACTCACCTTCCTTTTTAGGACTGCCTGATACGCCTTGTTGACCGAAGCGAATAGTTTTAACTTGATCGCCTTGCTTAGCAACAACTACATGAGACTTTGTTGGGTGGCTAGGAGTGCGTTTAGGTTTGTTAAACCCTGCTACACCTGCACGTTCTAGTCGAGGATCTTTAGCCATTACTTACCCTTTTTGGCAGTTTTTGCTGCTTGTTTAAATTGTTTTGCAGTGGGTGCACCTTTGCTACCGGGCTTACGCATTTTTTCATTACTACCTTCTTTAATGCGCTTACGTTTGGCGTGAATGTTAGCATATAAACCCGGTTTCATTTCATTTTTCCCGTTTTAGTACGTGCAAAACTTTTGTTAGCTGATGCAGAACGGACTCGTAAGTTTTTCTTAGCGTTGCTACCACCTTTGCTAAGTGGTGTTTTATGATCAACATCATTGCCATCTCCTTTAGATACACGGCCTTCACGTTCTAACATACGACGAGCACCGTTGCGTTTAGCACGGTCTTTCTTAACATCGTCTTTACCATCATACTTTTCGTATTGCTTTTTGTAATCGCGCTTACCATTAGTCATGTACGGCATTACTTTTTACCCCCTACAACAATGCCTAAACGAGCCATATCACCCGCAATGCGACCCATAGAAGGGGTAACTACCTCTTCCTCTTTTTTAGGCCGTCCTACAGGCTTTTTAGCAGCCTCTTCAGCATAGCCTTTATCAGCAAGCCATTTAGCAGCAGCAGTGCCTCCGGGTTGCTTGGCATGTACTTTCATTTGTCCAATGGCTTCTGAACGTAGTTTAACTTCTAGTTCAGCTTGCCATTTATCTACGTGTGGTTTGACTAGAGGATGGTTACGAACTTCTAGCCAGTGTTCCCAATCACCTAGCAGTGCTTGTGCAGGAGAGTATTCAGAAGGATCACGACAATCTAGAAATACTTCTTTCCACTGCTGCAGTGTGTACACAGGCTTAAACTTAACGTCGGGACGCGCAAACTCTTTAAAGAGTTGTAAAATTACGCGCTTTCCACTTCCGTCGAGGAATTTGGTTCGGTCAACCATTCGATTCTCCT